CGGCTGCGGCTACGGCTACGGCGACGGCGAGGGCTACGGCTACGGCGACGGCTATGGCTGCGGCTACTAATCACCAGCGTCCCGCCGACCACTCGGCGCTGTGGCGGGCGCGACCGGGACCAGCGTGTGCTGGACCGGCAAGTTGACGGCGCCGAAGTGGAAGGCTCCGCGGGCCGCGAGGCCCACGGTATCAGTCGAGGAATCGCAGGTCGCCCCGCGCCGGAGTTGAGCGGCCGGCGCGGGGCCTTACCGAGGAGGTACACATGCCGCTCCTGACGATCGAAACCGCACACCTGAGCTACGACGAGGCGACCGGGCTGGTGTCGATCCGGTGCCTCGACGACGAGATTCCACTGGGGCTGCTCGAGTCGGCCGACGACGAGTGCCCGTCGGCGCTGGCGGCCGAGCTGGAGCAGATCCGCACCGAGATCCGCGAGAGCCGGGATTACGCCAGCGGGTGCCTGGCGACGGCCCGCGCGGCGGACCGCATGAGGAATTCACCAGGGGGGTGGTAATGAGTACCGGACTCGCGCCGGGCCGGCCGCAACAGGCGCCGATGCCCGAGATCATGGAGAGGGTCATCGCGATGGGCGACCTATCGCGGCTCTCGGCTGAGGACAGGATCGCGTACTACGCGGCCCGCTGTGAGGCTGCGGGGCTCGACCCGCGCACCCAACCTTTCCAGTATCTTGCGCTCCAGGGCAAGCTCGTCCTGTACGCGACCAAGACCGCGACCGACCAGTTGATCGCGGCGCATCGGCTCACCGTGCAGGTCCTGGAGCGACGGCATGACCGGGATCTCGGGATCTTCGAGGCGCACTGCCGCGTGAGCTTCCCGGACGGTCACCATGTCGAGGACTTCGCCGCGCTATCGGTCGGAGGACTCAAGGGCGACGCACTCTGCAACGCGCTGATGAAGTGCGTCACAAAGGCCAAACGCCGGACGGTGCTATCCGCCTGCGGGTTGGGCATGCTCGACGAGACTGAGGTCGAGACGATCCCCGGTGCGGCAATCGTGCAGCCCGGAGCCAGGCCCGACAATCAGAGCGGCCACGGCAAGGGGATGTACGCGTCGCTCGAGCAGACCGAGGCGTGGCTCAAGCGGCTGTCAGACTACGTCTCGACCCGCAATCAGCGGTGGCTCGACAGGTGGACCGACGACGTGACCGGGGAGATCCCCGGCCACCTTAAGGATCTCTGCAACGTCTGGCAGGCCGACAACCACCTGCTCAAATGGGCCAAGGAGACGGGCCGGCTCGACCCCGCCAGCGGCACAGAGAACGGCCAGCAGCACCGGCAGATCGGCCGGTTCACGGCGGTCGTCGTGAATAGGTCCAAGGCCGACGAGAAGGCGACGTGCAAGGAGCTGGAGCGCTACCTCGACGAGCAGGAGAGGCGGCAGGCCGAGCGGCTGCGCTCGCTTCACCCTGAGCTGTACGGCGGCCTCGACGAGGCCCAGGCGGCGGCGGACGATGACACCCCCACACCGGAGGCACCATGAGCACGAAGGCGATCGAGTGGGGGCGCAGGGCGGCGACGCGCGTCGCCGGCGACCCCCTCACGGCGAAGCAGCGGGCGATCCTGGAGTTTGTCCGCGCGAAGTACCTCGAGCGCGGAGTGCCCCCGTCGCTCCGCGAGGTCCGGGACTTTACCGGGTTGAGCAGCACGAGCGCAGTAATGGTTCACTTCGAGCCGCTGATGCGCAAGGGCTTCCTGCGGCAGGTCGGCGCGGGCGTAAGCCGGGGATACCTGCCCGTCACTTCGCCCGGCTCCTGCCCCTGCTGCGGCCGCCCGCAGCTGGAGGGAGGGGGTGAACCGTGATCGTCGCCCTCACCGCCACAGCCGCCGTAACCGCGTATATCCGAAAGTACAAGTTCATAGGACTATACCCTGACCCATCGACCGGAGGGCCTCTGGTGCCTCCTCCCATCGCGATCCGCTACATGCAGGACCACGACCTCCGCGCTGTGACTGAGATCGACAACCTCGCATCTGATGGCCCGTGGCCGCTCAGGCTCTACTAGGCCGAGCGGCGCAAGCAGAACACGATCGGACTGGTCGCTGAGATCAAGGGCTGCATCGTCGGTTTCGCGCTTTACTCGTTCGAGCCGCGACACATCGACCTGACGAAGCTCTGTGTCAGCATCTACGCCCAGCGCCGCGGCGTCGGCAGGGTGTGGGCGTCGTGCTGGACGAGCGCAACCTCGGCGCCCAGCTCTTTCTGCGGGCCCGCGGCTTCCGCGCTGTTGGCCTGATGCCGGGGTTCTACGAGGACCACGACGGGATCGCGTTTACCTGCGAGGTGCCGCAGCCGTCGGGGATGATCGCGACGGCGAGTACGAGGAGGACCCGGTGATCCCCAAGAAGCCTTACAAAATGCGCCGCCGCCCCGCACCGCTGACCACCGCACAGCAGGCCCTCGCATCGGAGGCGTGGGGATATGTCGCTGACCTCGCGGCGCGGGCCGAGCGCCGGTGCCCGGCGACCTGTGCATCGGCCGAGGTCGCGTGCCGGATCGTGCGCACGATCGGGACGTACGACCCGTCGAGGTCGTCGCTCAAGAGCTGGGCGTTCCGGCAGGCCCGTGGCGCGATCCTCGACGCGCAGCGGTCGAGCTTCCCAGCAGGCGCACGGCGGCACACCAAGGCGCCGCCAACTCAGCGCCTCGATATCTGCGGCGAGGACGACCACCCCGTCGCACCAGACGACCGGGAGGCCGTTGACGAAGAGGACGCGATACGACACCTGCTGCGGGGTCTGTTGCCCCGCGAGCGCGAGATCGTGCGGGCCACGGTGATCGATGGCGAGCCGCTGTCGGTGGTGGCCGATCGCCTGGGCTGCACGGACTCGCAGGTGTGCCGGTTGCGCGCCGGCGCGCTCGAGCGGCTGGGGTATGCCGCATCGAACTTTAACCACATGAGGACCCAATGAGTGCGACTGCAGAGTTCTCGAAGAAGCCGTGGGATGACCCGACGGAACGGGCCGAGGTTTATACTTTCACTCCAGAGGAAGCGCGGTGGCTGCTCAGGGAGCGGAACCCAGCCAATCGCCCCTGCAATCCCGGCCAGGTCAAGATGCTCGCCTCCGAGCTGGAAGGGGGGTACTGGCGGCGCAACGGTGAGACGATCATCTTTGACAGGGAGGGCCGCCTCATGAACGGTCAGCACCGCCTCACCGCCTGCGTTAGTTCTGGCGTAATGCTGGAGAGCTGGTGCGTCTTCGGCGTCGAGCCCGATGTCTTCGACACGCTCGACCGCACCAGGCGGCGCAGTACATCCGACGACCTCGCAATCCGGGGGGAGCGGCATTACACGACCCTCGCGGCAACCCTCGTCCTGATCGACCTGGAAGAGCGCGGCAAGTTGGACCAGATGTGGAGCGGCTCGAATCAGCACGTCGCGGCAGAGCTGCTGGCTCGTCACCCGCGCGTGCGCGGGGCTGTCGCCTACGTCTGCGCCCGAGCGTCCCTTAGGCGGCTGATGCCGGGGCGCGTGGCGTCGTTTTGCTTATACCGCTTCTCCGAGATCGACCACCACATGGGCTACGAGTTCTTCGAGCGTCTTGCGACAGGGGAGATGCTTGAAGAGGGCAACCCGATCCTTTTGTTGCGGAATCGGCTGCTCGAAAACCACGAGCACGGCACCATCTCCAGGATGCAGACGACCTACATCCTCGCGATCACCGTCAAGGCCTGGAACGCCTGGCGGGAGGGCCGGAAGCTGAAGTTCCTCCGATACAGGGGCGACCAGTCCGACGCGAAGCCGGAGAGCTTCCCGGTCCCCCATTGACCCACGACGGACCCCGCATGCCGGTGCGGGTTGCCCCTCGGATGGGGCGGTTATTTCTGGTCGGTGAATCCGAGGTGCTCAGCGATGATCCAGCGAGCCAGGGCGGCCGACGAGGACGCCAGCGACGACGAGTGAGCCACGACAAACCCCTAATCACAAGAGAACATATGAGCCATTTCCCGAACATGTTCAAGTCGCCCGCGAAGGGCTTCGAGACGTTCCTGGTACATGTGAGCGAATGCAGCCCTGAGACGGTCGTCTACAGGCTGGACGAGAGCGGCAAACCGCTCTCACTCGCCTGCGGGCCAGTAAAGGAGGTCATCGGCGAAGCGCTCAAAGCGGTGAACCCGCTCTTGCGCGTCGTGGATTATGGGCCAAATCGCCCGTTCAAGCCAGGCATGCCGTACTACTGGGACTTCTGTCAACTCAGGGAGAACAGGTGGAGAGCTCTCGTGCGAGTCCTCAACGGTCGCGGCATCCTGGCTGGCCGGTATCGCGAGCGACTTTCGGTCCTCGGTGGCCACGGCTTTGTCACCGAAATTGTATGCGGAGTCCGGGGATACCGGCTCACGCAGGCCGGCATCGAGGCCGACGCAGCGGCCGACGCAGCGGCCGACGCAGCGGTGGCGGCCGCAAAGCAGACGCCCTGACCGGACCGTGACGGGCTTCAATGGGGCCGCTCCGGTGAAGGAGCGGAAGACAACGCGGTAACGACCGTGAGACTTGGGACCAACCCGATGAAGTGGCTGAAGATGTGGACCGAAGCTCGCAACGACGGGAAGCTACGGTGCCTCAGCGATCGCCAGCATCGAGTGTGGTTCCGACTGTTGTGTTTCGCGGCCGAACAGGACCCGCCGGGGACGGTCCGCGCATCCTGGAAGATCCTCGCGGCCGAGTGCGCGGACGGCCAAACCGAGACCGTCCAGGACGCTGTAACGGAGATGGAGTCGTTACAACTCGTTTCACTCGTTACATGCAACGACAAAGAGGTCGAGATCGTGTTTCCCTCCTTCGCCCGGAGGCAGGTGAAGTACCCTTCGGAGGACCCAAAGCGGGTCAACGCCCGCGTCCGAAAGCACCGTGGGGAAAGGAGGTTGCGTCAATCCGGTGCCGATGAAACGACATGTAACGAGTTGAAACGAGCGGAAACGGCTCAGAAGAAGAGTATAAATACCCCCCTTAATCCCCCCACGGGGGGCCGTTCGATCCGGTCCTTCGTCCCCCCGGATTGGGTACCCCGCGACGCTTGGGACGCCTGGGTCGAGCACCGCTCCAAGGGCCGCGCGAAGCCGACCCTCCGAGCGCTCGAACTCGCGGTGGGGAGGCTGGCGACCCTCCGCGACGAGGGCAGCGATCCCGGTGCGGTGCTGACGCAGTCGGTCGTCAACGGCTGGTCCGGGCTGTTCGCGGTCAAGGATGTCGGCGGCCGACCTCCAGCGCCTGCCCTCAAGCCTCCCGAAAAAATCGAATACTACGACCACGCGAAAGAACTTGAACGCATGAGGAACAGCCAATGAACGCCAATCGCCACGCGATCACCGACGGCGCCTCGAGCCTGCCCGAGCGCCTGCCGCCCCAGAACCTCGAGGCCGAGCGGGCGATGCTCGGCTGCTGCCTGCTTGACCCACGCAAGCTCGACGAAGCGGTGGAAGTGGTGCAGGCGGCCGACCTGTACCTCGACCAGCACCGCACAGTCTGGGATGCGATGGTCGCGATCCGGGAGCGGGGCGGCCGGCTCGACGCGATCACGCTTGCCGACGAGTTGATACGTCTCGGTCAGTTCGACCAAATCGGCGGCGACGAGACCCTGACTGAGCTGGTGGACTCGGTTCGCCACGCCGCGAATGCCGCGTACTACGCCGGGATCGTCCGCGAGAAGTCGGTCGCGCGGCAGGTCCTGGAAGCCGGCGAGGAGATGCTGCGGGATGTCTACAGCTACCAGCACACCGCCAGCGAGCTGGTCTGCCGGGCCGAGGAGCGGATCTTCGCCGTGGGCGAGGCCGACGCCGGTCAGGCGTGGCCGATGGACGTGCTGACTGACGAGACGATGGCTCGCCTCGAGCTGCGGCGCGAGGGCGGCTCCCCGGGGCTCGCCAGCGGCTTCGGCGACCTCGACGGGATGACGGGGGGCTTCCAGGCCGGGACCGTCACGGTGCTGGCAGCGAGGCCGAGCCAGGGCAAGACGGCGCTGGCCCTGGCGATCGCCCGGCACGTCGGATCGTCCGAGCCGGTGCTGTTCGTCTCGCTCGAGATGTCCCGTCACGAGATCGGTGACCGGCTGCTGTCGATGGTCTCGGGTGTGCCCGGTGCGATGGTCCGCGAGGCCCGGATGCTCTCTGATCGCAGCCTCGGCCGGCTGCACGACGCGGCCGCCGAGCTGACCCGGCTCCAGGTGAAGCTCGACGACTCGCCGAATCGGACGGTCAGCCAGATCGCGGCCCTCGCCCGTCGCACTAAGCGACGCAGCGGCCTGGGGCTGGTCGTGGTCGATTACCTCGGTCTGATCGATGGGGTGCGGCGGAAGGGTGAGAGCCGGCAAGAGGAAGTGGCCCGGATTTCGCGCGGCCTCAAGGTGGCGGCCAAGCTGACCGGTGTGCCGTGGCTGGTGCTCGCCCAACTCAACCGCCAGAGCGAGCACCGCGAACGCAGGCGCCCCGAGCTGTCCGACCTCCGCGAGTCCGGCCAGATCGAAGCCGATGCCGACCTGGTGCTAATGCTCCATCGGCCCGAGTTCTACGACGCGAACGACCAGCCGGGCATCGCGGAGTTGTTGGTGCGCAAGAACCGCAACGGGGCGACCGGCGTCGTGCGGCTGGTGTTCCGCAAGGAGTGCACATCGTTTGATGGGACGGCGGCGTACGTCGAGCCAGCCGACTCGCCGGCGTTCTGAGGGGGGTGCGATAATGCTGGTCCCGTGTGACGACTGCGACGGCGGCGGCAACGACTGCGAAATGTGTGACGACGCCGGGCTGATCTGCGATGACTGCGGGCTGTCGTCAGTCAGATGCTTATGTGGGGAGGTGTACGACGAGGACGACGACGACTTCGACGAGGACGAGGACTTCGACGAGGACGACGACTGACTCGGGTTCGCTCAGGAGTGCGAGGGAATTTGCGATGTTTAGTGTAATCACATGTGAGGGCGGCGATGCGAATCAGGCAAAAGCGTATGAGCGACGACGAGCTTCGCGAGGCGGTCAAGGCGGTCTTCGCGGCCAAGCTCCGCGAGGGGCTGCCCCGGCCCCCGTGGCACGTGCTGGGCTATAGGCTGCACGTCGGAAAGCACAGGGTGCGCAGGATCGCTGAGGCGATGATCGAGGCCGGCGAGATTGCCGACCCTGGCAAGCGGACTCGCGGGCACGTCATGACGGAGGCCCAGATCGAGGCCGCGATTAAAGCGCTCTATCGCGAGCACGCCGAGGCAGGTCTGCCCAGGCCGACCCGCGAGCAGGCGTGCGCGACGGTAACGGGCGCCAGGGATCGCACCTGCCGGATTATCCGGAGGCTGGAGGAGACGGGCCAGCTGGCAGCGCTGTCGGGGCCTGGCTCGCGCCCCGGCGGCCGCGCGAAGCTCGGGCCGCGCAGGCGGAAGTTGACGCCGCTCGAACTGCTGGCCCAGCAGCAGGAGCGGCTGGGGCGCATTGAGCCGACGGCATATGACCGGTTGCGGCGCGAGCACTTCGGCCGCGAGCTGCGGATCGGACTGTTGAGGAGGGTCGCACAGTGAGCACATCACGCAGCGCGTGGCAGCGGGCGGAATCAGGTCTCGCGGCGCTCTTCGGGGCACGCCGGCGCGTGCTGAGCGGATCAGCCAACCGCGACGACATCGACTCCGATGACGGGACGCATCCACGTTTGTACCTAGAATCAAAGCTCCGTGCGGCGCACGCTGTCTGGTCGCTGTACCGCGCGACCAAGGCGCGGGCGGCGAAGTCGCGGCGCGAGTACCAGGGCGGACACAAGGTGCCCGTGCTTGGCCTGCGCGAGAAGGGTAAGCACGGCGTGCTGCTGGTGGTGCACGAGGATGATTTCGCCGAGGTCGCGGCCGAATTCCTCGCGGCACGGACGGACGACGAGGTGCGCGAGTTCGAACAAGCCGTGCGAGTGCGGCGGCTGGGGCTCTTGGGCGATCAACAGGAGGTGTGACATGCTGGTGCTGGCGAGGCACGCGGACGAGGGGATCATCATCACCGTGGGTGATGTGCGGATCAGGGTCGTGCTGTGCGAGATCCGCGGCAACAAGGTACGCATCGGCATCGAGGCACCTGACGACGTGGTGATCCACCGCGACGAGGTGCAGCAGGCGATTGACCGTGGCGAGCCGCAGCGGAGGAGGGCAACGTGATCGCGATCGCGCTGGTCCTGGTCGTGCTGGGGCTGTGGATGGTGGGAGCCGAGGTGGGAGGGAGGCAACGTCGTGAGCACCCGTAAGCGAGGAGAGGTGATCCTCGAATACCGCGGCTGGCAGATCACCGGCGCCCGCTCAGGCAGCCAGGGCGAGTACGCAGCCAGCATGATCCGGCTGTCGGGCAGCGGCGCCGCCCACACGTCCCGATACCCAGGCCCCGGCGCGCGGGACAAGGCGATCCGTGCGGCTAAGCAAGCGATCGACAAATATGAGGATCATTATGGGTGACCGGCACCCACGGGACCGCGAATCGTGACTGATAAATGACAACCACTTTGTGGATGCCGGGAAAAATTCCTGTTCTCTCTCTTGACCTGGGTATATAGCCGGTATATACTCTAATCATGAGACGCGGACAAGTGATCCGCGGACCATGACCCCGAGAGACGGAGAGACGACGATGACCAAGACGCACAAGACGCACAAGACTTTTACCGAGGCCGCTATGCAGAGCATGCTGGGGGGCTACGGCGAGCGGTTCACCGGGGACAATCCGGCGGCCGCGGCCGCCGAGTGGCTCGACCACGGCTTCGGCGTCGTCGCCACCGCCCGGTGGTGCAACGTCGGCGTCTGGGACGCCGCCACAGCCGCCAGGTTCCGCGACGCGGGCCTCTCGCCCGAGCAGGTCGCGGACGCGGCGGACAAGCTTGTCGCACATCTGGACGACGAGCGCCGCGCGGACCCCGTCTACGCGGACCCCGTCTACGCGGTCTGCAACGGGGACCTCCCGGTGCGGCATATCATCGACGCCGCGAAGTCCTGACGAGCTGCCCTCCGCCCCCGTCACTGGACGGGGGCGGTGTTGCTGGGGACCTGGTCGCTTTGCCGACCGGGCCCTACACAGCCACGGAGACCCGACATGCCCAAGGCCAAGCCCCGAGAATCCTCCCGCAGCACGATCCGGCTCCCGGTCGTCTGGGTGAGCCGCGCGCTGCACGAGCAAGTCCACCTGCTTGTGTCGCGCGACCCCGAGACTACGATCGCCAGCCTGGTGCGCTCCGCCCTCCGCGACCGCCTGCGCGCCGAGGGGATCGATCCGGCTGACTGACCCTCCCCTCCCACGACGCAGCCCACCCCGCCCTCGCCCGGCGGGGTTTTTTTGCGCCGCCAAAAGTCGCGCTTGACAGACCGCGCGCCGGAACGCAAAAATTATGGCATGCTCGACTCAATGCCCTCCATGCATGCGGAAGTTGCTCGGGCGGTGGAAACGCGCGTCGAGATGGCGCGCAGGCTGGGAGTAAGCGTCGGGCACCTGCGGCGGCTGCTGGCTGAGGAGCGAGCCCGCGACGAGCGGCGCGAGAAAGAGCCCTATGTGACGCTCGTGGCCAACGGCGACCGCCCGGCGCGGGGCGAGTGGTATGACCTGGACACCGACCAGTGCTCGGTCGAGTGCGGACGTGTCCGGGTGCCGGATCGCAGCGGATTCCTCGGCAACCAGACGCCCGGCGGCTCACAGCGTATGCCGCGCCGCCCCCTCGAAGGCCAGCGGATCACGACCCGTGACGTGAACGAAATGAAGGTGCTCAAGGCGTCCCCGAAGAAGCCCCCGGCCAAGTTCCGGCCGCGCGCCAAACGCAAACACAAGCTTCTCCCCAGGCCAGATAACGATATGCAGGTGTGCTAGTCGTCGGTCGCGGTGCTCCTCCGGCCGGCGCCCGGATTGCTCGTAATGGGGTGGTCCGGGCGCCGGTTTGTCTATCGAAAGGTGATTATGTCAAGCCCCACGGTGATCGACTGGCAAGCGGTGATCCAGGCCCTGGCGCAGCTCCTCCTGCCGCTCGGGATCGCGGAGTTGGAGCGGCTCGAGGCGGTCGTGACGAATCCGCTCGAGCTGGAGGCGATCAAGGTCGCGCTCCAGATCCTCCAGTCGCTCGAGACGCCGCCTCCGATCGCAGGGCGCCGTTACATGCGCGGTGCGCGGCCCACGCCTCGCCACCAGCTCGCCGCGGCGCTGCCGCACCGGCCCACGGCTCGCGAGATCGCAGCCGCGCCTCCGACGTTTTTCACGTTGCCGGCAACCATGTACATGCTCGGCAACTCGACATATGGTGATTGTGTTACGGCTGAGCAGTGCGCCGCTATCATGGCCTATTCGATCTGGGGCCAGGGCCACGTGCAGCCCAAGGTCACGATCACCGACAGCACCGCGATTGGCTGGGCGCAGGCCCACGGCGTGCTCAACGGTGCCGGGCTCCAGGAGGTCATGACCTGGAATCAGACCGACCCCATCGTGGGCACCAACGGCACCGGCTACACCGACGGGACCCACCTGGCCGTCGATTACACCAACGACGGTGCCGTCCGTGCCGCGATCGTCCAAGGCCCCGTCAAGATCGGCGTGGCGGCGAGCCAGCTCCAAGCCGCGCTCGACGCGTCCAACGGCCTCAGTGGGTGGGTGCTCAGCGGCGCTGGCACTGATCAGAATATCGACCACTGTGTAAGCTTGTGGTCGTACGGCACGTTTGCCGATCTGGTCGCTCTATTCACCGCCGCTGGCTTCGCGTGCTCCGTGCCGAGCGGTCAGGATCCGCACGAGCCTTCGTACGGCCTCTACACGTGGCAGACCGAGGGAATTATCAGCCGCTCATCGATGATCGCGATCACCGGCGAGGGGTGGCTCCGTACGCCCACTTCTCCGCAGATCACGCCCACTCCGACTCCGACTCCGGCTCCGACTCCCACACCTGTGCAGGCCGGCTACACCGGCACCCTCACCGTGGACACCGGGCTATTCGGGCGCGTTGCCCTAGCCTATCAGGACGGCCGGCTGATCTCGGTCCAGTAAGGTCACCACGCGACATGATACCGGGAGAAGATTTGCCTCACCGCACCTGGCAATTTTTGCAAGTCGGCGAGGGCGCCGGGTGGATCGCGCTGGTGGGAGCGATCTGGGGTGTCGCGGGATCGATCGTGCACCTATTTTCTTCCATCACCGTGGATCATGTGCAACCCTGGCTGATCCTGATCGGTTCGGCGGCGGTGGGCGCGGTATCGGTCGGCGCGATCGTCTATGCTCGGTTCGTCAAAGCGTATTGGGACGGCGAGCAGACGGAGGCGATCGCGCAGCAAAATATTCGCGATATCAACATGGGTAAACAACCGACCTATCCCCAGTACCTGCCCGCACCGCGTCGCGGCTACGGCGACTCGCCGAGCGACATGACGCTGCCGCCCCGGCCCGCGCCGCCGGGCAGCCAGGAGCCGCCGAAGTGAGCGAGGAGATCCGACCGCCAGGATCCCGCCCCCGGTATGAGTTGCACCAGCAGCACGCGGCCGAGGTTCGCCCCGGCCCGACCGCGCCGCATCCCGACCACGGCGGCACGCTCGCCGGGGTCGAGACCCTCCTCGACGCGATCCGGCAGACACGCGAGCTGTTCCGGGTCGCTCGCTCCCCTCGCACCGACGCGCTGTGGCCGCACCTGCGACCGTTGCTGTGCGAGGCCGAGGCGTGGCTCCAACGACAGCTGCGCGCCGATCCGCAGGACGGTGCGAGCAGCGTGCTCCTGCAAGAGGTACGGCGATACCTGGGCCGACACGCGTGAGACTCCTCACCCTCCTCGTCTTCCTCGTCTTCGCGCCCTGGTGGTCGTACGGGCCATCGCTGGGATCGAGTGGGACCTGATCTGTGGGGTGATGTTGATGGGAGTTGGTGTTGGGTACTGGATCGGATCGGGACCAAGGGCGAAAGGACCCTGAAAATGGCTGAAAAGAAGAGCACGGCGCGGAAGAAGGAGGCGGCCGCTGGCCGCAAGTATAACAAGAGTCCCGAGCACAAGCAGGCCGAGAAGAAGGACGGCAAGAAGGCCAAGGGCAAGTGAGCGAGGGGGACTTGGGGGGCGCCCGCAAACCCACGGATCAATCGCTTGCTCATTCCCGCATGGAAGAGCGTGCGCTGGCTCGTGGGTGGGCGATGCCTCAGGAGAAGCGCGAAGAAATTGCAGCCCGGCTCCTCGAGGTGATCAGCGGGCCGAAGAAGTACCGCATGCGGTACGTGCTCAGCGCGGCGAAGGCGCTGGTCGCAGCCGACCTCAGGCAACAAGAGCTTGACATAAAGAAGAATGAATCCCTCGTCTCCCTCGCCGACGCCATCGACGAAGCTCTTAGCGCAGAAGATCCGGCTGCTCCAGCAGAAGTACCGTGACGACCCGGTGGGCTTCAATCAACGTGTGCTCAAGCGGCTGCCGTTCGACCCCAACCCGACCACGCGGCAGTATCAGCGCGAGGTGTGCCAGTCGGTGCTCGACTATCGCGTAACGGTGGTGTTCTCGGGCAATTCGACGGGTAAAGACTATCTGTTGGGATGCCTGATCCCCTGGTGGGGGTTCACCCGGCCCAACAGTCTCACGATGGTCACCGGCGTATCCCAGACCCTCCTTGGTAGCGTCACCTTCAAGGAGGTTCGGCGCGCTATCTCCGGGTCGCCCGTGCTGCGTCAGCTCGGCGTGAAGATGAGCCAGGGCGTAAAGGCCAGCCCGCAGCTCGTGGAGTTTGGGCCCGGCTGGCATGTCCTCGGCTTCTCCACGACCAATGTGGAGCGCGCGTCGGGTCAGCACTCACCCGAGTTGTTTGCTGTCATCAACGAAGGCTCAGGCGTTGATGACCACATCTATGACGCGGTCGATAGCTGGGTCTATAAGCGGCTGCTGGTCTTCGGCAACCCCATCCGTGCGGATGGCCGTTTCATTGAGCTGATCCGGCAGGCTGAAGCCGATCGCCGCGACGGCGTGCCGAAGCACCTCGCGGTTAACGCGATCCAGATCCCCTCAACCGACTCGCCCCACGCCCACCTCGACCATTCGCCGTTTGGCCTGGCCGATAGGACGTGGCTCGAGTCGATGTACCGTCAGTACGGGCCTGACAGCCTGTGGGTACGCAGTCACATCAAGGCTGAGGTACCTGTTGTCTCCTCCGATGCCCTGCTGCCCGAGGCATGGCTCGATTGGGCGGCTTGCGACGAAAACGGCCAGCGCGTCCGGCCGCTTGCCCATCCTGTCACGGCCACGCGACGGATCTCGTGCGACCTGGGCGAGGGCGTGGGACGTGACTCGAGCTGTGTGCTGGTACGCGACGAGTGGGGCATCCTGGATGTGGTTTTTGGCTCGGCGCTCGGTCTGCCCGAGGCGGCCGATCTGATCTACCAAAAGGCACTCGCCTGGAACGTACCACCCAACCGAATCACCTATGATCGCGCCGGCATCGGTCGGGACTTCCCCTTGCACCTGCGGCGCAACTTCGGCGACGTGGCACGCCAGATCCAGGGCTACGCCGGTGCGGGGTCGCCCCAGAGCAAGGACTTCGCCAACTTGCGTACCGAGGCGGCGTGGCGGCTGCGCCAGCGTCTCGAGCCGGGTGCCGATCTGCACGGCTCGTCCGTGGATCGATTCGCGCTCAGGCTCAAGGTGCCGTTCGGCATCCCGCGCGGCCCGTATTGGCCACGGCTGCGGGAGGAGCTGAAGACGCTGTCCTACTCGATGGCCGGTCGCAAGATCAAGCTGCTGCCCAAGGCCGATCACGCGATCCTGCTTGGTCATTCACCGGACATCGGTGATGCGCTGATGCAGTCTTTTGCGTTCCCATAAGGATATGATCCATGGCCAATAAGAAGGCGCCGAAGTCCGGGCACTGGATTCAGGGCGCGATCAAGCGTCCCGGGGCGCTGCGCAAGAAGCTCGGCGCGAAGCCGGGCCAGCCGATCCCCGCGGCCAAACTCGAGAAGGCAGCCCACAGCACCGACAAGCGGCTCGCCGACGAGGCGAGGCTCGCCATCCAGCTCGGGAAAATGTCCAAGAAGGGCACCAAGAAGAAGGCCGCTAAGAAGAAGTGAACGAATGATCGACGTCAACAAGGTCATCACCGAGGTGGAGGGTGGCCTCCAGACCGAGGCACGCCACCGCATGGACCGTGCGCTCGAGGCGCTGGCGTTCTACGACTTCCGCGGTCATTCTTATATGCAGGAATTTAAGAATGATGCCGAGACGCCGCTCGAGTACATCAAGCGTCCATACCGCGAGAGCGGTATCACGCGGGAGGCGGTGCGCATCCTGACACAGCACCTGTACGCACCGGGCCCACGACGGATGTGGGACGACGAGGGCGTCCAGGCGTTCTTGGACTCGGTGTACTTGGCGAACCACATTGACATCAAGATGCTGCGGGCTGACCAGCTCTCAACGCTCTCCGATGTTTGCGCGATCCAGGTCGACGCGGACCAGGGCGACCCGAGCAACCCGATCAAGCTGAGACTGTGGGGCGCAGAGGAATTCCACGTCTGGGAGGACCCGGACGACCGTTGCACCCCGGCCGCGGTCGTGACCAAGGACGTTTACGACATGACCACGCGGTATCGCCTGTGGACTCAGGAGTACGTTTATACGTTCATCACTCGCAAGGCCACGGCGACGGCTGGCGGGAGGGTGGCCCATCGTGTGAGCAAGGACGAGAACACTTATGGGTGTCTACCCTTCGCGTTCGTTCACAACGAGTACCCAGCACGCGCTTTCTGGGAGACGGGGATCGGCGAGCTGATCGTGCGGGCCGAGGTACGGGTCAACGATCGGTTGAGTCGGCTCGACCAGGCGATCAGCAAGCATCTCAACCCGTTCCCGTGGGCCCGCGGCGTGCCCGAGGGCTTCGAGGTGATCCTCGGTAATGCGGGGAATATGTTTATCACTTTGCCGGGTCGTGGTCGGCTGCCATCGCCGAGTGGCGACTATCAGGCACCCGATCAACCCGAGGTGGGATACCTTCAAGCGGTGATCGATATCGCTGGCGCATGGGAGGATATCAGGAGCTTCGTCACCCAGATTTTCGAGGCGGCCGGCGTCCCACAGGCGGCTTATCGAATGGAGCAGACGGGCGTCGCATCAGGGATCTCGCTGATGGTGGAACAGGCTCCCCTCCTCACGCGAGCCAGGGAGCGACGACCGTACTTTGCGTCGTATGAGCATGAGCTGGGGCGAGTGATTTTGAGATGTGCTGGCACCCACTACGGTCGTCCCGGTCTAGTGGCGGCTGCGGATCGGGCCAAGCTCACGCTGGACTGGCCAGAGCCGTCGATCCCGATCCCGACCGACGACTGGTACACTCTCCAGATGTCGCGTGTGGCGACGGGTACGACGAGCCTGATCCGGGTGGTGATGCAGGAGCGCGGCTGTGCTCGTGACCAGGCCGTCGAGATCCTCCGACAGATCGAGGACGACCGTCAGGAGCTGGCCAGGATCATTCCCGGCTTGCAGCTACCCAGTTACGCAGGTCAGCAGCTCGCGCAGGGGGGCGACCAGGGGGACGCCTCTGTACCGGCTGCGGATAACGTGCAGGAGACTCCGAGTGATAGTACCGATCAGTGAGGCCCGGGGTCGTATGATCCGGTGTCCGGACCACGGCTGTGGCCATCCCGTGCTGGTGTTGCGGTCCCAGGCCAGGGTGCGGCCCAATGCGGCTCAGTCTGCACCGATCCCTACGGCAGACCAGTGGTATCGGTGCAACTGCCCCCGCACTGGGGCGAAGCTATATAGGGCTCATACGCAGGTCGAGGTGATCGATGAGTGAAATGGCAACCCCCACCCCAACCCCCGCGATCCGCGATGACGGGCGCGGGGAGCTGATCGGGCGCCTCAAGGCAAAGCTCAAGGACGCGATGCTCAGGCTCAAGGCGGCCGAGGAGCGAGCCACTCGGGCCGAGGGGAGCGTGGAGGAGGCTCGCACCGCGGCCCAGCAGGCCGAGGCGAAGTACAGTACCGACGCGCTCAAGGCCGAGCTGGATCGGCTCCAGGGCGAGGTGCGCACGACGAAGCATCGCACTGCGTTCGACGCGGCTCTCACCGAGGCCGGCGCACCCAAAGACGCGCTGGACCTACTCTGGCGTGAGAGCGGGTGGAAGACCGAGGCCGACGCACCCGACCCGGCTGAGCTGGGCAAGACCGTCGAGGCACTCAAGAGCCGTGCCGACCTGGGGCGATTCTTCGGCGAGCCACCCCTCGAGCGTAAGCCGGGCCCTGGGAGGGGCCAGGGCACCCCGGTACGCGAGGGGAGCCGGATCAAGGCCACGACGGCTCAGATCCGGGACCCCGACTGGTGCTGGCGCAATCGAGCGGCTCTGCGTAAGGGGCTCGTCGACCAGATCGATTGAACGATCAACCTGCGGCCTCGTGCCGTCGAGGCCCGGCGCTCACCGGGCCGATCCCTCTCTGAATCACTGCGGGCGTGAGCGCGCCCGTCGAGGCCCTTCTGGGCCGATGGCCATATAGCCCCATGAGGCGAAAGTGGCCAATCCCAACGCGGGAATCATGCTCACTCTGTTGGCCGAGGCCAACGAGGCAGCACGGTATCTCAAGTATCAGAATGCGTTTCTCCGTAGGATCTACTGGGACAACCAGCCCATCGTGGGCGTCCCGTACCAGACGTTGACGGTGGTGATCCCGCAGGTCAACGAGGGTGCAGTCGTCGATATCGGCACCGGGCCGATCCAGCCCGTGGATTACAGCTATTCCACGGTGAATGTCACGCTGTCCATGAATCTGAGCGTGACAAACGTATTCAAAGACTTTGATCAGGCTCGCACGCCTCGTCGCCTTAGGGACTTTTTTCAGAGCAACTTCGAGGCGCTCCTGCGGGCGATCAACCGTCGCGTCGTGGGCTATCTCACGCCCGCGAATTTCGGCAACTACTCGCTGTTCACGGGCGACGGCACCGCGAGCAACCAGATCACGCGCGGTGATATCACCACGGCCTGGACCAACCTGGCCGCGGTCGGTGTGCCGCTCGACGACACGCGCAACGTGTCGCTGATGCTTACCACGCCGAGCTACGGGTATATGCTGCAAGACCAGACGTTCATGTATCAGTACATCACGGGCGAGCAGCAGGCCCAGGACATCCAGCAGCGTGCGATGCTTCGCACCCAGTACGGAGCCGAGATCTACTACGACCAGATGATGCCCAATTTCAATGCGGGCCATCAGGGCGCGGCACTCTTGCACCGCTACGCGATCGCGGGTGTCACGGCTCGCAGTCCAGCCGGTGGGCCGAATGTCGAGGAGGGTGTGGTCTACCTCAACGGCGACGATGAGGAGACGCAGGAGGTCGGCGGTATGGACGGGTCGAACAGCCTCACCGAGGGCCAGCCGACCGGCATCCCGGTCCGCATTCAGGCGAGTTACAGTCAGAATGATCAGGGCTGGGTCGTCTCCATGAACGCGCTGGTGGGCGTGGCCGTGGCTCGTCCTGAGATGTGCACCTTGTTCCAGTCCGCGTCGTAATACTCCGATCGGTTCACATCTTCATATAAACGAAAGGGCAAACGATGGCAGGTGAACTGATCGCCCAGCTGTCGCCGGGCGATTTTTATCGCGAGACGACGGTCGGGTATGACGACACCACATTCAGCGTGGTCGTCGGCCAACAGACCATGCCGGCCGCGGGTGGGACGCCAAATGGCGTAGTCCGCGGCGTGGGGCTCAACAAGGTGCTCCTGGCCACCCTGGCCCAGGAATACTATCAGGCGTCGTTCATCATCCCGGCCAATCTCACGATGGGCACCGGGATTACAATCGTCCTGCACCTCACGGACGATGGCAAGAACGCAGCCGATCTCGGGACCGCTGTTGAACTCGGTATCACGGCATTCAATGTCGATGGGACGGGTTTCAATGTCAATCTGGGCGCGAACAACGGCACCGAAGAGACGACTGCTATCACACTGTCGAGCACCTCGGGCAATGTGGTGTCGGGCACGATCGCGATCCCGATCGCGCAGCTCGCTTCGGCGGCCGTCGGCAATCGGGTGCTGATCCGGCTTCGTCGCGTGGGGACGAGCACCTCGGATACGTGCCCTGGCAGGCCGGTGTTGATCGGCGCATACGTGCACAATACCTGATCTTCCCCGCAGCAGGCATGGGGCATGGACGCCCGCTTCTCTCTGCATATCTATGAGCAGCCCTCTCTACACCCCCGTCGACGACGTCCTGGGGCTCCAGCTCGCCGCAGCCTACACGGCCGGGGCGGGCACCATGACACTCCAGAGCGGCCAGGGTGCGCGCATCACGAGCGTCCCCACGCTGATCACCTGCGTCGTGGCCGCGGACTACCAGACGGGTACCGGCGAGATCGGAAACAAGGCGAGTTACGTCGTCTCGGCGGTCGCAGGGGACGTGCTGACGGTGTCAGTCGCGACCGGGTCGACCGACCGCGATTTCGCGATCGGTGACTACGTCGACTGCCGCCCTCAGGCCCTGTATATCACGGGCCTCAACGAGGCCGTCACCGCGCTCAACACCGGGCAGGCCGGCATGTTCTGGTCCGTCCCGGTCACCGCCGACCGCGACGCGATCCCGCTGACCTCGCGCACCGAGGGGATGCAGGTTTTCACCCAGGACACACAGCTCTACTGGTCGCTCCTACCCCCTCCCTGGACGGGCACGGGCACCGATTGGATCGAGTCGGCCCCTCTGGTGGTTGAGGATGGTGGGACCAGCGTTGGCACCAGCGGAACCCTCAATTTTATCGAGGGGACCGGCATCGTCCTTACCGTTGCGTATAACACGACTGACAACCGGATCGATGTCACGGTGGGGCTCGCCACTCCGATCTCGGTCTCGGAGCTGTCCGCGGACTCAGTCACGATCACCCCCGGAGCCGGTTTGACCGGCGGCGGCGCGGTCGCACTGGGCGGCTCGACGTCGCTCGCGCTGGTGACGCCGGTCTCGGCGCCCGACGGTGGCACCGGCCTGGCGACGGTCCCGACCGATGGACAGCTTCTGATTGGCAATGGCACCGGGTATACCCTCGCAACGCTCACCGGGGGCACCGGGATCGCGATCACCAACTCAGCCGGCGGGATTGCGATCGCGACCACGGGCGGCGGCAGTGGGCCGGTTGTGTCCCTGATCACATCATCGACGACCTGGACCAAGCCCACGGGGTGTGCTGTCCACTATATTGCCGCGATCGGCCCCGGCGGCGGCGGCTCGGCGGGCTCCGTTCAGGCGAGCGGGACGGCCGTGCAGGGAGGGGGAGGCGGGAGCGGTGGCGGCTACACCTGGGGCTGGTTTCCCGACGCCGATGTGCCCAGCTCGGTCACGGTGACTATCGGTGCGCCAGGCGCGGGGGGGGTGGGCTCAACCACAGTCGGGACCGGAGCGTCGGGAGGCAATGGCGGGGCAGTCACTTTTGGCTCACTGGTCCAGGTCGGTCCCGGATTGGGAGCGGGCGGCCCAGGAGGCCGGCTCGGCGGTTGGGGCTTGAGTTTGGGCAATACAGGGGCTACAGCCATCGCGGCAGGAAACCAAAACGGCTCTCCCGGTCAGTACGCCTCGACCACCACGTTCCCCGGCTGCGCCAGTGGTGCGGCCGGCGGCGGCGTGACTGCGGCCGTTGCCGCCACGGCAGGCGGCGTCGGCGGCCTGGGATGGGGTCCGGTGTACGCGCTGGGTGGCACGGCCGGCGCGGCCGGCGGTACGGCCGGCGGCAACGGCTCCAACGGCTACACGGCTGCGGACCAGCTCGGCCTCGGAGCGGGTGGTGGCGGCGGCGGCGGCTCCACGACCACCAACGGCGGCAACGGCGGCGCTGGAGGCAGTTACGGCGGCGGCGGCGGCGGTGGCGGCGGCTGTCTCTCGGGCTACACCGCGGGCTCCGGTGGCGCCGGTGGTCCCGGCGCGATCCTGGTGATTTCCTTCTAATTATCGGCGGATCGATATGAGTAAGTACATCGCATTACTCGACGCGTCGACTCCCGCCAAATGCCTGGGCGTTGCGCTCTGGGACGGCATGTCAGAGTGGTCGCCCGTGGGCGAGCGGATCGCGGGTGAGGTGGTCGCCGCGACCGAGGATGTGACGGCTGTGACGCCGCGTCCGTCGGCCGGCTGGACCTACGCCGCGGGCGCCTGGACCGCTCCCGGCGAGGCCGCTCGGCCCGATCCGGCTGGCTTTGTCACCGCGGTGGCGGCCGACGGGTCGCTCGCGCCTGCGACCCGACTGGCGGCGGTCAACGGCCTCGCCAGCCTCGTCGCGGCGGTCCAAGCCGGAGATACACCGCTAATCACCGCTGCGTGGCAGCTGGCCGTCGCCGTACACGGGATCTCCTCGGCCGATCAGACCACCGTGGCCAAGCACGCCAGCGACCACGCGATTCCGGGGATCTGACTGTGTCACCCTCCCAGTCCTGGAACGGCGCGGCGTGGAATCAGCTCGCGTGGAACGCGACGATGGTGATCGTCGTATCCATCGCATCTCCATGCTTTGTGGACGCGGACGCAGGAACGCTGATCGTCACCGCGAACGACCCGACCCTCGATGAGATTGACCCTGAAGCGGGGACGGTGATCATCATATGACCCAGATCGAAATCATCGCCGGATCCAAGGAAGACTGGCCGCTGCAGTGCTGGAATCGCGGAAGCGTCAGCTCACCGACCGACTGGGCGTCCACCGACACGCTCTCAGCCTACGTGTACCAGGGCCAGAGCGAGACGCAGGTCTTCGCGCCGACGGTCGCGTGGTACACGGCCGGTGGCACGCAGACGGGCTACGGCCAGGCTCAGGTGCTCCTGACGATCGGCTCGAGCGACTCAGGCGCACTTGAGCCGAACGGCACGTACACGGTCATCATCTGGAGGACTCCGACCGGGTCGACGCAGCCATCAGCCGTCTGGCGTGGGACGCTCAAGGTGCTCCCCGCAGCAGGCACGTCGACCCAGCTCGTCACACCGTACTGTCAGCTCTCCGATATGCTGCTGTACGCGCCGTGGCTGCGCGACATCGGCGATGTCGACACGATGCAGGAGGGCTTCTACACGCAACGCCTCCAGGCCCGGCAGTGGCTCGACTGGCTTGTGGTCAAGCAGTGGCGTGGGGGAGCGTGGGGTGTCTTCGGAGATGCCTCTTTACCGGCCTCTCAGTGGTCAGGATGGGGCATGTGGCGCACGCCATTGCCAAGTCCCTACTTGATGAATATACTCGCAGGTGGATTCGTCCCACAAATTGGCGGTGTGACGATCACGGCACCCGGGAGCGGGTACACGACCGTCCCGACCGTCACCGCACCGGCGCCGACGGGCACGCAGTGGGGTAACGAAACAGCCACCTTTTTGGCTGCTCTCAACGGCACCGGCGGCGTGGGTGCGATCACCGTGGGGATCGCGGGCATGGGCTACCCACCCGGCTCGACACTCACGCTGTCCATCTCGGGAGGTGGTGGGTCGGGTGCCACAGCCACGGCTAACGTGTCGGCCGGCGCGCTAATGATCCGCCCGCAAATCACGCGCCTCACGGCGTACAAGGCCATCGCCTTTGTAGCGGCGGCTCAGATCGCATCCAACAACAAATTGTCATCTTTTGCAAATTACTTCCTGGACCTGGTTTCGGCGGAATTCCAGCAGACGGTGGCGGAACTGGACATCAACGGCGACGGCCTGGCGGACATGGCGATCCCGCTGGGCCGATCCAACACCATTTATACGTGAGAGGTTTCATGGGACTGTTTCGGAAGTCGAAGACAGTGGTTGCGGTGCATAGGTACGACGGACCCGGCGCAAAGACGGGGGATCAGTGTGCATCGTTCAACATCTACGAATACGAGGACGGCTCCTGCAAGACGATCGAGTTCGACCGCTCCGGCAAGCGCCTCGCGGAGTACGCCGGTGAGCCTCAGTTCGCCGATGGGCGTACGCCCGAGGCGCTCACCGAGGGGCAGCCCCCACGGAGCAAGCCGAGGAGCTGATGGGCGCTCGCGTCACACTGATCGATGACGGGTACGCCATCCGAGGGGGTGAGCCGCCGGGGCTCCGCAATCAGCCCGAGGGGGTGCGGCTGATGTACTGGGGATGGATCGTCGAAGAGGGCCTGCGCCAGAAAGATCGCGACCTGGCCCGGGGCCTCGACAAAGACGGCAAGAAGCTCCGGCGCATCAAGCGAGCCACGAAGAAGTATCGCCGCTCAGCCATGACTCCGCGCAAGGGCCTGGCGCTGACCGGCCCACCCCTGATGCCGGCCCGCGAGCTGTCGCGCACCCGGGCGCTTCTGACCGGCCGCGCGGCGGTGGACAGCGCGCAATTCTGGTGGAAATTCGACCCGTTCACCGGTGAGTCGTGGGCTGTCATCTTAGGCTATCAGAAGGAGGAAGGGCGCGATGTGTTCGGGCTCTCGACACCGGCACTTAAGCGGACCGTGACGACGGCCTGGGCGAAGTACCAGCGGTGGGAGGAGGGTAAGACCGTTACGCTGCCGCGACCGATCACGATCCCACAAGCGGCTCGCATCGAAGTCGTCGGTTCTGTGGATATGGCTCATGCGACGGTCGGAATCGGCATGCCGACCCAGATGGGCCAGTGGTCCGGTGGCATGCGGGCCGAGGACTGGATCAAGCGCATGCAGCAGCCGGCCAGGGTCAATATCCCCGGCCGTCCCGCAGGGACCTACAATCGGATCCTGGGGCATATCTGGGGCAACCATGGAACGCCGACGAAGGTCACGAAGCCCGCGCCGAAGCCCGCACCAAAGCCCGCACCAAAGCCCGCGCCGAAGCCGACGCCTCCCCCTGTCCCCGCGCCGCCCCTCTCGAGGTCGCAGGTGCATCTTGAGCGGCTGAAAACGTACGCTCGCTCCCAGGGCTGTGAGCTCGAGATGGCCAGCGAGCAGCTCCTCGACGAGCTGAAGTACACCGCGGAGAAGCGCGCCGACGTGCCGTTGTTCTACATGACCAGAGATAAGCGGATCTATATGAATCCACACGCATTGCTCTGGCAGTGGAAGGACCCGGCGGCGAAAATCCGGGAAGCGGCCGACGAGCGGTGGTGGGTCGCGCGCACGATGGAGGCCCTGGTCGATCACGAGATCGGCCACGCGCGACATCACGAGTCGGTCGGTATGTTCATTTACGACCCGTCATTGCGCGAGGCGTTCGACGCCGACACCGCGGCCAAGATCGCGGAGTTGGTCAGCGTCTACGCCTCGACCAACCGGGGCGAGTTCGTCGCCGAGGTGTACACTGGATTAAAGAATGGCCGGGTGTTCCCGCAGTCGATCCTGGACTACTTCCGCGACTTGGGAGGAGTGGCCCCGTGACGGTCCTGCCGCAGTGCCTTCGGTGCAAGCACTTCCAGCCGCCCCCGCGCACCGGTCCCGCGCCCTACGCTTGTGCCGCGTTCCCGGCCGGCATCCCGCGTGAGATCCTGCTCGCCGAGCATGACCACCGCAGGCCCTTCCCCGGCGACCATGGCATCCGGTTCGAGCCCAGAGACGACCCGAAGTGAGCACTCAGACTGTCGACACCTCGGCCATTGACGACACCATGGCCGGGCTGCGCGCGCTGGGTGACCCGGACGCGACCGACCTGATGGTGAGCTGGATCACCATCATCGACGACGACAACCGCCGCGGCGTCCTGGCCGGCCTCGACAAGGACGGCACCCCGATGGTACCGGTGACCTATCGACCGCGCCGTGGGCCCCTCAAGCCGACCAAGGGGCAGCGCGGCGGTATGCGGGCCAACGTCCGCAAGGGCGGCTTCCAGGGCCTCGGTGCGGCGCGTTATGGCAACCTCACGTCGGCAGAGTACCGGCTCCTGGGAGGGCCGCCACTCGCCCCACGCGGACAATTCTCTCGAGTGATCACCAATCTCAAGACCGGCTACGGTCGCACCGGGCCGCTCGATATCCAATGGTTCGCTGCCGGGTACTGGGACGAGGTGGTGGATCGTAAGGGTAAGCCGTTTTTACTGTATCACTTCGACGGCGCGACGGGCGGCGGCAAGCGGCACAACGTCACGCTGCCGAGGCGCGATCTCCGCGGCGTGCGACCTGGCGGCATGACCAAGGCCATGAAGGCCCTCGATCTCTGGGTGCGACTCTTACTCAGACAGGTATTCGGCCAATGAGAACGCTCTCCAAACGGGCCGGTAAGACGCTGGACCTTCCCACATTTCAGCATACGTCCATCTTTCGGGCGGTGAGCCAGGTGCTGCGCACCGACCCCCTGTTTTCTCGCGCGTGCGAGATGTTTCTGGACTGGTCTGGGACCACTCAGGATGAAGTCGATCCCCAGTATGCCTATTGCCCGTTCTGTCGGATCAGCCCCGGCCCGATGTCGTCGGCCATGGTCACGGAACGGCAGCACACAGCGCCGTTGTCGGTCGCAGTTGAACTCGCCGTGCAGGGGACGGATTCGGATAATCTGATGAATTTCTGGGGCATCATGGTCGCGGCTCTCTGGCCGCAGAACGACCCCGTTCGCCGCGATCAGGTGATGACCATCCTGCAGGTAGCGGGCGTCACGCGGCCGGTGATCTCGCTGCAGGGATTCGGCTACGCCGTAGACAATCAGACCAATTTCATGCTGGTCAGCCAGGGCAGCATTACGTTCAATTCGCTACTTAACACATAACACTTTGAGCATTCGGGAAGGGGGTGATCCGTGGGCTGGGCTGGGCAAACGTGGATCGAGATCGTGCAGGAGGGGACGGCCGGAGCGAATTACGGCGTGTTCAACACCGCGCCGGTGGCCGGGCAGACGCTGTATCCGACCATTTACGGCGGCAACGCCTTCACCGTGCGCAGGGTACCTCAACGGCAGGTGATTCGCACCGCGGACGCGGGCAACCGCCGCAAGATGGTTGTGGCCAATCGCACGGTGTATCAGGGAACGTTCAGCACGCTGCTGCACCCCGATCAAGCGTCCTACTGGCTCACCGCGGCCTCGACCCTGAGCGCCGACGCGGGTGGCCACCTCTGGCTTCCCTCGTACAGCTTCAACTACTGGGACTCGGTCCAGGCATGGCAGCTCCTCGGTGGAATGCTGCAAAAGCTGACGATCACGTCGAACGCTCAGCAGGATTACGTGTCGATGTCTCAGTCCTGGATCTTCCAGACGCGGAACACGACATTCACGAGCTTCCCCGAGCCCGCCGAGACCAATTACTCGACGCTGGTGCCGTATCAACACGTGGAGACTGCGAGCAACTGCACGTTGGGTGGGACCGCCTTCACGAAGTACAAGAGCGTCACGATTAATCTCACAAACCTGCTCACCGGGACATGGGACGAACTGCCCTACATTTCAGCCCTGTACTACGGCGGTCGCGACTTCGATTTCGCCTTCGGGCCTCAGTACCTCGCGACGGCATACCGCGGTGATTTCGAGGCTCAGACGGCCCTCACGTTCGCGCTCAAGTGGGCCCGTGCGACCCCGGCCCACAGCCTCTCTCTCGATCTCAACACCAACTCTTATATCAGCAACATCCAGGACGAGCTGCCGCTCGAAGGGCCCGGGTATCAGGACGTGGACGTGCAGTGCTTCTACGACGCGACGAACACGGCCGACTTCTCCTTCACGGCAAGCTGACCGATGGATCAACAACAAGTCATCAAACTGGTATTCGACATCCTCGGCAAGGAGGCCGCGGACAGGATGCGCGAGTCGTTCGACCGGCTCAAGGGGTCGGTGCACACGACGGCTGACTCGTACGAGGTCCTCGAACGACAGGTCGGTGAGTACGAGGTCCTCCAACGTCGCGTCACGACAACCACTCAGACCGTGGTACAGGCTGAGGCCGAGCAGATCGACATGCTCAAGCACCTGGGTGTGCAACTCGAGGTGACAGCGGCGGCATCGGCCCACGTGGGCCACACGCTGGAGCGTAATGGCTCGTTTGGCCAGGGCGTGATGCAGGCATCCTACGCGATCCAGGACTTTACCTCGGTCATGGGAACCCAGGGCCTGGGGCGCGCGCTCGGCGCGATTCAGAACAACATCCCGACACTTGTCTCGGCTCTCGGCGTGGGCGCCGGCCTTACGGGCGTGATCTCGGTCCTGTCGGTGGGTGTGGGACTGCTCGTCGACAACTGGGGCAAGCTCACTGGCCACTGGAAGACGGAGGAGACCGAGAAGGAGGCCAAGCGAATGCAATCGCTGGCCAAGGCGACCGAGGACGCAGCCGCGGCAGCTGAACGGTACGCGAGGACCCATTCCCGGCCTCAGCGCGAGGAGGAAGGCGCGTTGAAAAAGGCTGTCGAGGAGTTTGGCGGCCCAGCCGTGGTCAAAGAGCTGGAGGAGGCGCTCAAGGCCCACCAGGGTGACTTCGGTCCCGAGACCAATCGCAAGCATGCGCAAACATTCTTCGCGAATTTGATGCAAGGCAATCGCAAGGCGTGGAACATGCTCCAGGATCTCGACCTGCACGGCGAGGTCGGAGCGGTCTTGCACGGGGGGCCGACGCCCCAGGAACGCGCGCAAAAAGCGCAGCGGTGGCGCGACACTGAGCGGCGACTCGTCGAGGATCACCAGCGCAAGCAGAAGGAGGAAGCCGACCACGCGGCGCAGCAGAAGCAGCGCCAGGAGGAGCAGGCACGCCAGGACTGGGAGCGATTCCAGAAGCCGGCAAAGGAGGCGTGGGAAAAGGGAGAACGACGCGCGGTCCCCAAACGAGTCGAGCAGCATACCCCCAGCAACGAAACACCGAAGACGAGTCTGCTCCTGTTCTCGCGCGAGCAGATCAGGGATGTGCAGGACACCGTGTTCTTCAACACGGGTAAACGCATCGATATGGCAACAGGTGCCCGGATGCTGGCTCGACAGCAGGACGAACTCAATCGAGCCCAGCGCGAGTTCGGGGACGCGATTCTCACGCAAATGAGCGGCAATGACCGTCAGATCGCTATCCTGCGCGAGCTGACGAGGCGCGCACGTATAAGCATGGACCAGGGTGTCATGCCCTCGGGGCTCCCTCGATGAGAGAGCCCCTTGGGCGATCGTCAGGGCAGGTACGGGCCGACGATCGGAGACTGCCCCGGATACACCAGGCCAGCCGCGCGCTCCATCGCGCCCACCTCGCGCTGCATCAGCCGGTTGCGCTCGAGGTCGGTCTGTCGCTGCAAGAGCTGCCGACTCAGCTCGAGACGCGCCGGCAGCGTGCGCTCGAACTCGGCCTTCGCCTCTTGGAGGGCCCGCCCCTCAAGCTGCGCCTCGCGCGCCTCGCGATTGATCCGGCCGACGTACGCCCTGTGCTGGTGGGCCTTGCGCCTGGCGATCAGGCGATCGGCCTCGGTGCGTCGGGTGGAGCGTGGGACAGCCCGCGTCTGTGGGACGACACGGGGAGCCCTGGCCAGCGCCGACGCCTTTGGCGCGGCCGTGGGCGACCTGGTGGGAGTGGGTGCCTGACACACCAACGCGACCCCCAGAATCACAGTGAACATCGAACCCTCCACGTAGAGGTACTGGAGCAGTCGTGGCCAGCGTCCTGACCATCGGCGGGAGCACGATCAGCCGTGCGTCCGCTCGCATTGTACTCAATACCATGACCCTGAGCCTAGACGGCCAGCCTGACGAGCTGGCGTTCACCGAGCTGAACGCGACCCTCCCAGGCTCGTACGCACCTGAGGAGACCGTCACTCTGACCGATGGGACAACGACCCTTTTCTCGGGCTGGATTTTCTCGCGCGAGTCATCGGGGTTCGGGCAGGTCTCGGGCCGTGTGGGGTATCGCGCGCTGGGACTGTCCTACGGCGCGTCGCTGATCGCGATCACGGCCAGCGACGGCACCGGGACCATGGCGTTCAACCTACCGATCACCGATCCCTACTATAGCGCCACTGAGTCCGGTCTGAGCGTGGGGACGATCATCTCGCAGGTGATCGCACAGCACTCGACCCAGCTCACAGCCATGGGGATTTCGACCGACAGCACCACGACGACTCAGCTCTCCGCGTTGACGATCGTCCCACCCGAAGCGATCTATATCGCGGGGAACTCGCTCTGGGGGCAGCTCCTGCAATTCTTGCAGCAGTGGTACGGTAACCGGTACGCGCTGCGTGTCGAGCCGTCAGGCCTGGTGCGGTGCTGGGACACCCTGACGCTGACCACCGAGACCATCACGCTCGACACCGACCCCGCGATCCTCTCCTCGATCAGCGAGGACACAAGCGAGTGTTATACCCAGGTCGTCCTGCGCGGCCGCGACGACGTTGAGCCGGTGTACCTGTCGCTCCACGACGGGACCCTCGTGGGGGAGGCCGCTTCGGGCGGCGGCTGGACGGCCGCCGAACAGGGCGAGTGGACGATCGCGGACTACCTCTACCCACAGGGAGGGTACGATCAGGGCAAGATCACCGCGCTCACCTCCACCGTGGTCACAGTGCAGAGCGATTATGCCGCAGCGAGCTGGCCGGTGAATTACTGGAGCGGTATCCAGGGTCAGATCAACTGCATCAACCCGGTGGCGACTGGTATTGATATGACAGAGTACCGTCATATCACCGCGGACTCGGCATTGACGGCCGGTGGCACGGCGACGATCACAGTGGACCGAGCATTCGCCGCGACTGGGTACACGCGCTATCAGATCACCGGGATTCCGTCGGGCCTATCGCAGGTGTGGCGCAAGTATATGATCCCGAACACATATATCGCTGAGCATCTCGTCGAACAGTTCAATTTCGCCGTGCCCTTCAGCACGAGCCAATCGGCCGTGGCGATGACCACCGGCCCAGCGGCTGTCCTGTGCTACAACGCTGGCGGCGGTGGAGCGGGGATCGACGTGCAGATACCGGTGAATTTCGAGGTCGTGCCGTACGACGGCACAAATCCGGGCTACCTGCTCTTTTTCATTCCTACCTGCGTATCAACAAATCAGAATACACAGGCTACACTGGAGGCTGGCGGCACAGGCGTTGTCGGTCCGACCGATATCATCGCGCTGGTGCCGTATAGCCGGGGGACGCTGACCGTCACCAGCCCATCGGCAGGAGGGTATTCGGGTACCGCGTACAGCCGGTTCAGCGTGGAGCGCACGCTCTACCGAGACTATCCGACCTGGATCGACGCGGGGAACAGCAGCAGCATGCAAGAGCTGGCTGACCTCATCCTGTCGACGGTGTCGAACGCAGTCCAGGAAGGCTCCGTCACCTACTTCGATCGGTACGCCCCCGCGCTGCCGGACGGGTCGTGGCCGATCGCGCTCAACCTCGCCAAAGCGACCGGGACGACCGGGTACGAGTCGATGGGCGCACCGGTGCGGCGCGTCGAGCTGACCTGGCCGCAGGATGGTGCGGCCATCTGGACGACCACGCTCCACTTCACGACCAGGCGACAGATGTTTTCAGGTGAAAAAGTCTATGTGCACCCGATGTATCTCGACAGCGGCGCACCCCTCTCGGGCGTGCAGCAGACCATGGTACCCCCTGGCTATCAGCCCCCCGGCGGCGCAGGGTACGTGACCAGCGATAGCGGATCAGCACCTGGAGGGGACGCGTGAGGACCTACCTCGAGCAGCGCGTGTGGCGACTGGAGAAGGATCTCGCGCTGCTGCAACAGCAGGTCGCTTCCCTGCAATCGGAGGTCGCGCAGCTCAATCAGCAAGGCTGGACAGTAAGCGGCGGCTACCCCTGGATGCAGTCTCCGACCAGCGCGGGCGGCTACTACGGCTGCCTCACCACGGCTGACCTGCCGGCTGGCTCAGGTACCACCCCGACAGCGCTGGCGAATCAGACCGTCTGGCAGCTCAAGAGTGGGGCCCGGACCAACCTGAGCGGCACGTACACGATCTACAACGACACCGGATCGGACGTACCCAGTGGGTCGCAGGCGATCCTGGCCGCGAATCCGGACGACACATACACGGTCGTCTCCGTTGCGTGCACGGCAAATACCTGATCGGAGGGGATCGTGGCGTCATTCGGCAGGTGGGATATCGGCGGCTGCAATTGCGACGTGACCGAGATCACGGTGGTCGGCTGCGGCACCCCCGGCAACTACCCCGGCATCACGCTCTCGATCTACACCGCGTCGGGGGGCACGCTGCTGTACAGCGGGACCTCGGACAGCAACGGACAGATCCACCCCACCAGCCTCCCCGCGGGGACCTGGTACGTGACCAGCAGCGGACAATCCGCCGCCTTTTACCCCATCGACGGAAACGTGGTCTTTTTGCCCGGGCCGAACGTCATCCAGCTCACCCCCAGCGAGGGCGGTTCGTTGGCCTATTTCTGCATCGCCGGGCCCTGCGTCCAGCCTCTGCCTCAGACGCTCAGCTACTCGGGAGCGTTCAAGGATACATTGGTGATCACATCAAGCGGCGTCCTTTGGCAAGGGGAGGGGAGCAACGTCTACTTCGACGGCGGCAGCTGGCCCCCCGTCCTCTTCACGGGGGCCGCGACCAATCCCACCCTGACCTCTTACTCGTGCCCACCGGGGGCCGTCTATACTTACTCCGACGGGTCCACGGTGACCTCCGCATGACCTGGGACGACGCACTCGAGCAACTGTCGGCGCAGGGCCACGCCCACGCGGACAAGTTCCGCGAGCTGTGCACGCGGGACGCTGATCCCACGCAACGGGACGCCTATCGGCGGGCGGTCGTGCGACTCGCGACCACCGGCCTAGACGCCCCAACGCCACTCCCGGTCGACTATGGCACGGACGGCCCCGGGCCCTGTCGGGGCTGCGGCCACCACGCCCCCACGTCACTCCCGGAGAGATCACCATGATTCGCCCCTGGGAACCCCTCACGATCGAGCAACAGCGTATCGTCGAGCATTACGCTGGATACGCCCACGCGCTAGCGTACGCGCACCGGGTGGATCTCCAGGACGCCGACCGACTCGACCTGCGGCAGGATCTCTGCCTGCGGCTTATACGCATGGTCGAGACTTACACACATGACGAGCGGTTGCATCGGTCGATCATCCACGGGCTGCGAATGCACCAGCGGCGCTGGATCATCGACCGTCGCCGGCAGCGACGCTTGCGCGACGTCACGGTCTGGTGGTCCGAGGACGACGACGGATACCCGCCCCCGCCCGCGCCGCCGGGCGACGCGGACGACCGCGAGGAGTTCCGCATGCTCATCCTCGACCGGCTGGGACACCTCACACCCCGGCAGCGGCAAGCGCTCGAGCTCTACCTCGAATGCGGCTGCTGGTCCGAGGTGGGCCGCAAGATGTGCATCCGCGGGCGGCAGGAGGTGCAGAAGCTCAAGTCGCGGGGCCTGTCTCGCCTCCGCGCCCTTGCGTGCACTACGCCAGCCGCTGCCTCCCTAGCCACGTAATCGCACCGGCGCGCCGTCACTCGCTCCGCGGTTCGAACCCCTCGCACAAGTCCGGCTCGCGCTCGAACCAGTGCTCCCAGCCGCACCGCCGCCCACGACCGCCGGGTCCAGTGCGCTGGACATGGACCGCCGCGCCACCCGGGAACTGCAGCCCCTCGCCACCGTTCGCCTTCGCCCGCGGCGACCGGCAGCGCGAGCCGTCGCGATGCTGGCAGCCCTCACAGATCGACATCACACCACATGCCGGCGCATTAGGTGCGAGCCGTCGGTACATGCGCGGATGAGGCTTGACCACGCGGTCCGCGCACGGCTCGCACAGCACGACGTGGCATACCTCCGGCCGGTCTCTCGCGTCGCACTCTTGCCAGGTCGTGAGCCGCTCATAGGCCCCGCACCGCTGGCAACGGTGCGGGAACTCGATCGGCCGGAGCGTCTCCGATAGTCGTGGCCGGAGGTCGGTCATCTCGCCCCCTCCCCGGGTTCGCCCGTGTGCGCCAGGGAACCCAGCTCGTCGGACGTCCGACCCGCAACCAGGCGATTGACGAGTCCGGCCCACTCCGCGGGCGTGGCCCCGTCCGGCCGGGCTCGCCAGAGCCAGTCCGGGCGGTAAGTGTGTCTGGGGAACCAGGAGGGCAGCCCCAGCGAGGTCCGCAGCCCCTCGCTGGCCAGTGTCACCAGCCAGGGAGCGAGGCCGAGTCGATCGAGCGCGTCGACCGCCACGGTGGTCTCCCGGTCCTCCCAGCCGACCTCGTCGAGCCGGCACCTGCCGGCCACGGCGATCACGTCCGGTCCCCGTGGTCCGACGCGGAGGTCGTGGCCGCCGACCCCGGCGAGGAAGCGCCCCGCCGCCGCGATCGCCGCCGTCCAGGCCGGCCCGTCCGACGCCCGCTTGCGGCCCTTGCCCAAGGTCGCGAACTGGGGTATCCGCGCCGTACCGTCCCCGCCGACCCCGAGCCGGCCGCCGATTCCGTAGCTGTCGAGGCCGCAGAGCAGCCCCGCCAGGAGGTCACGGTCTCGGTCGGAGCCGGCTCCCAGCTCGACCGCGGCCGTCCGCGCGGTCTCGACCACCAGCTCGACCCGCGCCGCGTGCCGCTCGGGTCCAGTCTCCAGTGCGATCGCCAGCGCGGCCTCTCCGGTCACCCCGAGTTCCTCGAGCCGCTCGATCAATGCTCGTCGCGTTTCCACGTTTTGCCCCCCTTGAAATTCCGCCGCCCGGCCGGACCGCCCGGACCGGGCGGCGGGATCAGTCGTCTCAGTTGGTCGACGCCGCCTGCCGCCGGGCCCGGTAATCGTGCGACGCCTCGCGGAGCCGGCAGATCCGCTCCCGCAGGTGCGCGGCACGGGCCGAGAGGATCTCGGCCGCGCCGGTCTGGCCCTGGAGCCGCGCCTCGTGGGCGCGGCGCGTGAGGCTGATCTCGCTCAGGATAATCCGCAGTGCCACGCACGTCGCTCTGCTGTCAAAGCCCTGCATCGTGGATGGCCTCCTCCAGCACGCCGATCCGATCGTCGAACTCCACCGGGGACTGCGCGCCGACGAACCGCGCCGTCCGCGCCAGCTCGTCGATCTTGCCCGCGAGCCAGTCGGCCGCGGGCGAGCCTTGCATCCGCACGACGGCGGCCTGCACGGCCAGCCACGCGGCGAAGGGTACCGTCGGGCCGGCCTCGACCGGGCCGGGAATCTCGAGTAGACTGCTCATGTAAGTTGCCTCCCAGAGGGGGGCACCGGGATGGCGACCCGTCGGCCCCCGACTATTTCACCGATCGCGTCCCGGACCGCCCGGGACCATCTGCCTGTCTGATTCAATCCGCTCCCGGCCCGTGGACCGGGAGAGCCCCGCCGGCGACCGGAGCTGGCCGGCGTACTGGCGGCTGACGCCGTACTCCCGCGCCAGCGCCGCGAGCGATTCGCCGGCCCGGGCGCGCCGGGCCAGCTCGGCGCGGCGCCCGTCGTCGAGCTTGAGCGGCCTGGCGCCTTTGCCGAGGCGGACCGAGGCCAGCTCGCGCCAGAGGCGCTGTGTGCCGGGGTTGAAGCGCGGGACCTTGAGCGCGTGCCGCCAGCGGCGGACGGTCCAGCGCGACACGCCCCAGTGGTACACGATCGCCTCAACGCTCTCGGTCTCGACGGCGCGTCTGAGTTCGGCCGTCATCGCCGGCAGGGGAGCCGGCGCGGTCGGCGCCGACCGCACCAGCGGCCAGGGGACCGGCGCGTCGGAGATCGCGACGACCGGCGTGTCGCCGTGCAGCAGGTCGTGGATCGGCTTGCCGACCCGACAGCGGGGCGACCGGTATGGCGCACCGATCAGCGCGGGGACCGTGTCCGACATCAGGCACCTCCCTTGCAGCGGACAGCCGCCGACCGCCGGAGCTGGTCGACCTCCTGCTGTTTTGCCCGGGCCAGGTCCGCCGCGGCCTTCTCCGCGGCCGCCGCCCGCAGCCGGTCCTGGGTCTCGGCGTCGGCCTCGACCACGGCTTGGTGCACGTCGGTGCCCCGGCAGCCCTCGTGCTGCGACAGCCACTCGGCCGAGCGCTCCGGCGTGTACCCGGCCTCGGCCGCCGCGTCGAGCCGCGCCTGGCGGGCCGTCGCAGGCGGCAAATACCAGTAGCGGGCATAATTGTCGTAGGTGGAAATCGTGTGCTCCCACCCGATCTCGCCGGTCTCGAGCCGCACCTGGCGGGCCGTCGCGGCCTTGCCGAAGACGATCTCCTCGCCCGTGTACTCCACCTGACCGGGATCGGCCTCGGTCGCTTCGAGGCCGCACCGAGCCGCCTCCCACCGCGCGGCCCGGTCGGCCTTCTCGGCCTCGGCGCGGGCCAGGGCCTCGGCCGCCTCGCGCTCCTTTGCAGCCGCCGCGTCCGCCGCGGCCCGGTCCGCCGCCGCCTCCTCGGCGGTCGGCATGACCTCGACACCGTCCCACTGGTACGACCCGCCCGGCTTCTCGCCGAATAAATCGCAATCCTCGAGCATTTCGCGGGACAGATATCGCCGCTCTGTGCGAGCGACCTGTACGTAACGCTTGCCGCGGACGAGCCGGATCGAGCCGTCGGGGCGCCCCTCGTCGCCCTTGGCCAACCCGTACACGACGAACGAGACCACCTTCGCGCCGTCGGCCGCGCAGCGGCCGAACCGGGCCGCCAGGTCGGCGGGGCCGGCCGTGCCGAGGTCGGCCGGGGGCGGCGAGTTGTACAGCGGGGGCGGCGAGACGATGTCGCGGGCCCGCGTCGCCACGTCCTGGGACTCGGCGTACCAGGCCCGCCGGTCCTTGTCCCACCGGCAGCCGATCGCCTTGAGCTGCTCCTTGACGGGGTAGGTCTCGCCCTTGATGTAGATCCGCGTAGAATAATCACTCACTGGAGTCTCCTGTCTCTGTCAGGGGGTTCCCATGGGCCGGGGCTGTTCCACCAGCCGCCGGCCCGCTCTCATTTGGTCCGCGGCCCACTTGTCCGCGTCACTGAGTATATAGTACGTCGATCGAGACTTGCCGTCAAGTCGCAATCCGCGTGCTCGGCGAATTTTTTTTTGCCCGCGCGGCGACCTCGCTCCGCCGCGCGCCCGAGGCGAGCGCCGGCAGGGGAGGGGCCGCTCGGATTACTGAGGACTCACTACGAGCGCGAGCTGACGCTTCTCACCTCAACGCACGCAGTCAGGTCAACGGCCTCGAGCGGGCGGCCGGCGGCCTCGCCAGCGGCCTCAGGGGCGTCATCGAGGCGGGGGTCAGGCAACATGACCACCCCCTTTCGGGCGGGCGGCCTGGCGGCCTTTCTTACGGGTCACTCGCCACCCGAGGCGGTCAAGCTCTCGGCGGGCTTCGGCGGCGGCCTCAACATCCCCCCTCGCTTCGGCGATTTCGAGGGTCAGGAACCAGTTCGACGCCTGATCCTCAGGGCGTTGTGGCCGCGGATTTCGATCTTTGCTCATCGGGTTGATCCTCGGGGCGCCAACGACCATCGAGGGCGTCCCGTAGGATCAGGGCCGATTCAACCTTGCGTTGGGGTTGGAACGGCGTAAGTGATTCGTGGGCAATGGGAAGAAAATCTGAGATTCAACCACGGATTCAACTTTCAACCCACGTCTAAGGTTGAATCGTCCGGGCAGTCGGCAACCCCTTCGACCTTCCACCCGCGCCGGATTCTTCGCGCACAGGCGGCTTCATATTCCTTCATGAACTCGGGCGACTTGTAAAGGTTTTGGGCGGTGCAAGCGACGTAGGGATCACCGGCGATATCCTCAACCCGGATCGATTCCCTCGCCGTCTTGGCTCGATAACTCAAGAGCACGAGGGCTCGCTGAACCTTGCTGATCCGCCTCGGGCGTCGGGCTCGCTTCGGTTTGGCGTCCGCGCCGGCGGCCTGGCGGCCCGGTGACTCGCCGGCGGCCTCGGTCGCCTCACTCAAGAGCCGGCCAAGGATCAAGGCCGATGCCTCGAACGCGCCGCATTCCAGGGCGTGGGCCAATGCGCCTCCACTCAGCTTGAAGCTTCCGACGCAGGGGGTCGATCGCAGTCCGGGCGGCGCGCCGGGCCGCTCCCTCGCTTGCCGATGGAGAAACAGTAGCCATTCCCTGGCGTGGTAGCCTCTGATCCACGCGTCCGGGACGTGAACCCACGGCGCGGTGAGGTCGGGGGGCGGTTCGGTCGGCTGGAAGATGCCGTGTTTGCTCAGCATCCCGATCGCCGTCCCCGCCAGCGTCCCGAGGGCGTCAATGGCGGCCCGGAGTCGCCGGTGGTCACTGTCGATGAACACCCAGATCCGACCGTGTTCCTTGTCGGTATGCGCGATAGTTCTTCCCCCCTCGATGACAGGGGGGACGTCCATCACGTCGGGCAGGTCGCTCGCTTCGATCAGAACTGCCCGCAAGCCAGGGTGGCGGCCGGCCTCTTCGCGGAATCGGGATCGGAAATGTTCGAGCGCGGCGCGGGCGTCCGCAACGGTATCGATTGGCATGACGTGTCCCCAGATGGCGGGCCGGACCGACCAGTGCGGTCTGGGGTCCGCACCGGCCGATCCGCTTCGGGCCTGGCGGTGTCGACTCCGCCAGGCCACCCGACCGTTCGAATGTACAGCACGGCGGCTCCGCTGGTAAAGTGGACACGTAGAGCCGCGCAAATCTGTTTCGGTCCTCTCTTGCTTCTTGATCACAGCGGGCATATAGTCTGGTGGTTGGGAGGCACACAAGTGAGTCTCAGGAGGCCACTGTGTCCACGAGCCTAGTCACGATCCGCCACGCTGCGAAGGCTCTGAGGCGAGCTCAACATCTGGTCTCGGGTGTCGCGATCGGGCTGCGTGTCCCGATTGTCCCCGGAGGTCGAGGGAGGTTAATCAACCCCTGCGACGTCGAGCAAATCCGGCGCCGGCTGGCCGAGCATGAGGCGTATCCGTCCGAGACGGCCACCAGAGAGTGATCCGCCGCAGATCGAGTTCTGTTGTGCCCGAATCACGTGATTCGGGCGGGGATAATGGTACGTACGCATCGAGGAGGGACGACGATGGACGTTTGGAGGGCGATCGAGCGGTACCGGGACGCGCTGGCCGGGCAAAAGACAGCGTACCAGAAATACCGCGAGGCCGACGAGCGGCTCGATGCGGCCGAGCTGGCGCTGCGGGAGATCCTGGAGCGCGACGGCTGTCCGCCGCTGGCGCACGAGGCCAACGGGACGACCTACCTCGTCCAGCTCGACGACGACGACGTGGCGATGACGCCGCTCCACAGCTCGCTCGACCCCCTGCCCGAGCCGACCCGGTCGCAGCCGATCGCAGCCGAGGCCGCGACGGACGACGACGGGGGCGACCTCGACAAGCGGATCGTGCTGTTCGCGCCGAAGCAGGTGCCCTGAGAGCTCATTCGGGCTATCCCGCCGCCCAGACCGGCCCGACCGGGCGGCAGCATCACGAGGGCCGAGGGGATCGATCAATGTCAAAGACGAAGACTGATACGAGGCCCACGCAAATCGTCGTGGCCGACCGGGGGTTCGCGTATGTCGGCCTGGTCGATCTGACGGCCGACTGGGTCATCGTGAGCGAGGCGCGGAATATCCGCTACTGGGGCACCACACGAGGGCTCGGCCAGCTCGCGCTCGAGGGGCCGACATCCTCGACGCAACTGGACGACGCGGGCACCGTGCGCATCCCCGTCCGTGCGGTCATCTCCCTGATTGATACGGAGGGCCGGCTGTGGACTCGCAAGAGCTGATCCTGACGCTTGACGGCTCCGGCGACGCCTGCGGCTCCGGCGACGGCTATGGCTGCGGCTACGGCTACGGCTACGGCTACATCTCCGGCTACGGCGACGGCTACGGCTACGGCGACGGCCACGGCTCCGGTTACGGCGGCGGCTACAGCTCCGGCTACGGCTACGGCGACGGCGATGGCTACGGCTGCGGCTACGGCTACGGCGACGGCGATGGCTACGG